ACAACAGTTTGCGTTCATTTTCTACAGGCATGTGATTGCTCCTAGATTTTTTGGGGCGCATCTAGCGCCCCAAAAACAGTTACTTCATTTTTGCAGGAAATACAAATTTATAGGTGGCCAACCCAGTATTGAGTTCTATTTGAATAGCGCCCTTGACGCTGAATTTCATTTCTGTATCTGCACTGTCAGCCAGCTTGAGAATTGTGCTCACCAGTGCAATGGGCCACTTGAATGTGCTGTCAAAGTCGCCTGTGACATTCTGAGCAAACACCACACCGCCACGCTGATTGGCACCGTTTTCTTCACCAATAAAGAACTTGAGATTGCCATCCACAGTCTTGGGGATGAAATATTGTTCATAGGTGCTGAGGCTGTTGGCAGCCCAGTTGAACTGTTGAATGCCGCTCTTGGTAGGCTTGATGGTGACGTCCCAGGCAGGCTCGTTATACTTGGGCTGGTCTGGCACCAGTTCCTTGCTGACAAAGCGATAGGCTAAAAAGCTTTTGCTCTTGTTGGTGTAGTGCAGTTCACTGGGAACATCCACGCCACCCTTTTGCTGGTATTGCATTTCCAGAACACTGTCTTTGTGAGCATATTCATTGTCATTTACAATGGAACTCAAGAGGCTGAGGTTGGCCAAGCCAAACTCGCCGTCCCATCCATCCACCTGATGCAGTGTTGCAGCCTTGAGAATCACCTGCTTGTTGGCTTCCAGTGCTTCAATGGCAGCAGATTTTTTGCCAGCAGTTACTTTGATTTTGTCAAAGAACCCTGTGCTGACAACATTTTTAACTATGTCTTGTGTGATATCTTTGATATTGATTGTGGCCATAAATGATGTCCTTGTTGTATGGATATAGTCTAGTGTGAGTTAGGCAACTGTGTGTGTCAACTGGTTTTATCAATGCAATCAAATGCCAGTTTTGCCCATGCGACCCAGGTCTTTTTCCTGGTCCACCAATTGCATGTTGAGTTTGAGTTTTTCCTCATCCCAGCCCAGCATGTGAAGTAGGATGAATCTTTTGCTCAGATAGCTGGGAGCACTGTTGAGTGCGTCAAACAAACATTTGAGTTCTTCAGCTGTATAGTATTTGTTGGCGGGTTTTTTAACTGTCATGATGAGTCCCTGTTTTTGAAATCATCACAAGTATAATCTTCAGGAACAACAAACGCAACATTGGTGACGAGATCACAAGTGGCTACAGTCAAATCCTCATCAGGCTCCTACCACTTGCAATCTCTACAGCTCTGATAATTTTGCCAGGCCTGCTCCAGAAGTTTCTTGTCTTCTGGAGGCAAGCTGGCTTTCCAGTTATTCCTGATGGGTGGTGGTCTCATCTGCATTCTCTGGTTGCGCATCTTCAAACAATACTGGCACCCTGTTGGGGATTCGGCTCAACGGTGGCAGGTCATATGACACTGTTTGTGTACGCAGGATCACCTGATCCAGAGGCGGCCTATGAGCCAAGGGGATCACTGCCCAGGCAACAGGATCAAAAGTCTGGCTCATTTGTCTGCGACGAACAAATGTGCCCCGTTTGAATTCTGCAGGATAGTCGTTGAAGTTCACTCCCTTGGCCCACAGCAGTTCCTGCTGCTGATCGCCATTCTTGTGTTGCAGCTCGTTGTGGCTGTAGTAGTGATGTGCAGCCATGCTGATGGCATTCTTGGTGGCATCCAAATTTCTCCACAAAAAACAGTTGGCCAGCTCTTGTAGGTTGGGCACATTGAATACTCGGGCGTCAAAATGAGGCATGCGATCCAGCCATGGCTGCGCATCCTCGAAATGAGCCTGAATGCCCTGCACAAATGCAATGGTGGCAAGACTGGCCAGCACGCTGTGAAGCTTGTGTAGCTTGCCATCAAAAATCACAGGACTGTTGTGATCCATGCTTGTCCAGCCCAGGCTGATTTCATCTGATGAAGTATATCCCACAGTAGCATGGGTATTCTCCACTAAAATCTTGGTCGTGTGGATCATGGCTTGGATCATTCGCATGTCATATGGTCGTTCCATACCACGGGTAAATTTGCTGAATCCACGCCCGTCAATGCGTGAATAAACAGGTACGCCCGGAATCAGCTTCCGGGCAGTTTCCTGTGCCTCATAGGCTTTGAGGCGATCTCCTAGTGCGTCCATGATTGATCTCACAATTTGTATTATGAGATCATAATACAGCTAATTGCCAGCAGTGTCAACACTTTTGCTTTTTTTCACAGCACGTGGTTTGGTGGGCTTGGCTGGCTTGTCAGCCTGGACAGGTTTCTCCACATTTTCCTTATTTTTCTTTTGTGCGGGCACTTTTTTTGGTTTTGGGTGTCTTGGCTGGTTTGAGACAGTCACTGGCTCTGGTGCAGGTGCGTGAGTAGCCACGGGTGGTGTGGCAATCACAATAGGAGGAATAGGCTCAACCACCACTGGTGGTTGTTCTGGGCCAACCACAAGACTTCGAACCCAAGATTTGATTCTGGACAGCATTTGTTTTTCCTTTGTTATTTGGAGGCTATATTATATATAGCCTCCAAATCTCACTGTTCCATCAGAAACTGAACAGTTGATCAAAACTTTGATTGTTCCTGGCCTGGTTGAGGTCCCAGTTGAGCACGCCCAAAAGGTTTTCAATTTTTTTGGTAATCAGTGCTTCGCTCAATGAGCTCATCATCAAAAGGCAGATCTTTGAACCACTGAGGTAAAATCAATTGGTCCACTGGATATGCCACACTGGTGAGCCCCAGTGGATTGGGCTTGAGTTTGCACACAATCACCTTGAATCCATCCTGAATGGGCATGCTGCCACTGTCGTTGTAGATTCTCCTGAGATTGTTCCAATTTAGTGACCCTCTCACAATAATAGTGGTTTTTCATAGTAATTTATACCAATTAAGAGTAGCACAAATAAATGTGGTTCGCGGGAGGTGAGATTCCCCAACCACTCTAACCGCTTTCAAGGAACATTCAGCATGACAAATAATAACAACAAACCTCGTAAGGTCAACTACCGCAAGATTTACGAGCAGCATCATGGGCCCATCCCCAAGGACGAGACTGGGCGCACTTATGATGTGCACCACATAGATGGCGATCATCATAATAACGATCCTAATAATTTGATAGCAGTATCTATTCAGGAGCACTTTGATATTCATTATGCTCAGGGAGACTGGGCTGCCTGTCACAGGATATCTGCCAGAATGAAAGTGGATCCAGCTCTTGTTTCTGAGTTGAGCAGACAGGCTAGTGCAGTAAGAGTAGCTGATGGCACACATAATTTTCTGGGAGGTAAGATACAATCAGAAACAAACAAGCGCAGAATATTACGTGGAGACCATCCTTTTTTAGATGGTGAAGCCACCCGTAGACGTAATTTAGAGAGAATAGCCAAGGGGGACCATCCCTTTGTGGGGAAACGCAACCCTAATCACAAACGCCTAGCAGATGGCACGCACCACTTTTTAGGGGGAGAGTTTCAAAGATTCCATACCAACAAACGAGTCGCAGATGGCACGCACCACTTTTTAGGGGGAGATATACATAGACGTCGGGTAACAGAGGGTACTCACCCCTTTTTAGGGGGTGAGATACAACGCCAGTATGCTGCTGAACGAGTAGCTGACGGCACGCATCAGAATTTTAGGCCCCTTGAGTGTCCACATTGCAACAAACAAGGTAAGGGGTCCATCATGTTAAGATGGCACTTTGATAACTGCAAGTTCAAATCTTAACTAATATTTGAGAGGGGAGCTATCCCCTCTCATCTCAACCAAACAAATTGTCAAACACATCATGTGTTTTGGCTTCATTCAGATCCCAACCCAACACACCCAACAAGTTTTCCACCTTCTTTGTGATGAGAGCTTCCTCCATAGCATCATTATCAAAGGGCAATTGCTTGAACCAGTCTGGGATCACCAGCTGGTCAGCAGGCAGTGCCACACTCTGCAACCCCAGGACGGTGTCTTTCAATTTACACACAGTCACCTTGAATCCATCAGTGATCTCCAAACTGCTGTAATCATTGTAAATCTTTCTCAACTGATTGTAGTTGAGGCTGGCTCTCACATGGCCCGGAATGGTCTTCTTGGCATCCTCGTGGGTCCGGCTGAACACATCCTTCATGCCACCCTCCTGCTTTCTCATGAGGTCACCATAATATGTGAGCTTGTTCACCCTCTTGGGTGTGCCCTTGGCCCAAGCTGGCCAGCTGGCAAACCCTGTTCTGAACTGCCTGATGCGATCAAACACCTGCTTCTTGGTGCCATCTGTGAGCACCAGAACCAGAATCTCATGCAGGAACTCTTGCACAGGTTTGGGAGTATCACTCCTCTTGAGATCCAGACCCATGGCCTTGATTTCACCAGGTTTGCCATCCAGATCCTTGCGCTTGCCTTCCTTGTCATAAATCAGCACAGCATAACGCTTTTTTGTGATAAACAGCCCTTTGGTGGCCACCAGCTCTCTGCCTGCCTTGATCACACATTTGTTGTCTGGAACATTGAATGCTATTTTCATGAATTCTGGAAAACTTGCATTGGTGATGTCAGCTATCTGATCATACAATTGCACAACTGCTTCCTTGCTCCAATCAAAATCCTCAAATTCCTTGAGCTGGCTCATGACTGCATATGCTGAGAAATATGCGGAATCAGTATTGTGCAAGAGTATATCATTACCAAAGAAATAAGGATCTTGGTTTTTAACACTAATGTCATACACGTAATCATCTACCTCGCCTAGGCATTCAACTTTTGTTACTTTTGTGTATTCAATATCCATCTTGAAACTTCCTCTAGAATCTGTTCTTTGCGTGCAAGGTAGTCGCTTTCCCATACTACCATCACATTTAAGCCTGCATTTCGTGCAATATCAAGCTTCTGTTCATCCTGTACCCAAATGTCTTGAGCACGCTTGCCTCTAATAAGATCATCAGCAGAGTAAATTTTAGGATTAGCATGCCAATAATCTCCATGGAATTCAACAATACAATTACAATGTTTGACGTCATATACCACATACCTATTCATGTCATTACTCCATTTACCAAAGGGAGCATTGTTGTTGGTATGAGATAAGGAGCCAGGAAGCCGCGACAGCTTGCTGCGCGGTAGTTCACTTATACCTGACAGGAGTTTGGTTAGCGTGATATTATAGTGTAAGAGTGATAATGTTATCACCCTCTTGGATATCATTTGGTTTGACTTCCACAAGGAACCCGTCTCTATCCACCATAATACTGTGATCTTCTGTAACAGTTACCTGTTTGCCATTAGCAGTAGTAAGGCGATATAACTTTTTCTTTGTTTTGTGTCGCATTACAGCTTCAATACCACTTGTAACAGGCTGCATATCATGCCCATTGAAGCCAATGACTTTTGCTTGACTCCACAACCCATACTCTTTGCCATCTGATAGTTTAGCATGCTCAACACATTCTTCAAACAATTGTTGAATGGTCATTTCTCCACTGTCAGTGCGGACTATTGTATCACCTGTTACACTATCTCCGTACACAATAGCAGCACCTTTGTGATTGTAATCACCTGCAATCACTTCATTGATTTTGCTTGCCATGTGTTTGACGATACACCTACCAGTGAGTGTGGTGCTTTGTGCAATCCTATTATCAAAGTAAAGGCTGGCGCTGTTGCCAACTGCTCCATACAAGCTGTTGAGCAAAATTTTCTTGATCAATTGGCGTCTGTCATAGAATTCAGCCAACTGACGATATTCTGCTTTTTTGTCCTCATCTGATTGTTCATCAGCCATTTTGCCATATTTTTTGGCTTCAGCTTGCAGTTCCTTGCGCTCCTTGTACCATCTGGCAAGTAGGCCTGGCACCACACCATCCTGACTGAGATCAAAAATTGTGCCATTGGCACTGATGGCCATGGGCTTGCTGGGATTCTGAAATATCCACTGATACAATTCATCACCACTCAGTTCAGCTGTGGTGCCATCTTCAAAGTCCACAGTGAGCATGCTGAGTTCACGATTCATTACCTGAGTGTACTCAATGGTGCCAAACATTTCGTTCCAGCTGTCAGCAAATGATCTTTTTTCCTTGTTTATACGATGTGTGATCAGCTTTTCTGTGCTGGTGCTTCGGATCTGACCCACCACAGTTTCCTTGCTCATGTTGAGACTGCGAATAGTGGATGGATACAGACTATTGATGTCCACACCGCCAATCCAGTCGTGCATGCCTTGTATGGGATCAGCCACATATGCACCCACAATGCCTCGGGGTTCTGCATCCTCGTCATTATCTTCACGCTTGTACTGCAGATTATCTCTGGATCGTATGGGAACAATCCTGCCTAGATCATGAGCTTCATTGGTGATGGCATTATCAATCAACAAAACTGATCCCATGGTGGTGGCCAGCAACACTCCATTGTCATGTGCCAGAGCATTACACAGGTCAATAAACTGAAGCTTGAGATCAATTTTCACCAACAGCATCACGTCCTGTCTGTTGTAGGCGATGAATTTCTCAAAATCCTCATTGTAGAGCTTGTCCAGGCTGCCTTCATATGCCACCTTCTTTTCACCCACTTCATATTCGCCCACAAAGTCCAGACGATAGCTGTGCATCTCGTGATAGGTGTGCTTGCGATACAGTTGCAGATAATCCAAATGCACTCTGCCCACTAGATCATATGTGACTGTGGGTTTGCCATAGCTTTCATATTCCCTCTTGCGAGGCAGTCTGTTCCACAAACACAATCTTTTGGTGTGTTCTTTGCTGAGCACCTGAACAATACGATTGTGCAAGTAGGGAATATCATACCCCTCTGAATTCCAACCACTGAGGATGTCAGCATCTTCAATCAGTGTCAAAAACACATCAATCAACTGTGCTTCATCTTCACACAACACTGTGTTGTCAAACTTTGCACATATGTCTTCTGCCTGTTGCCAGGTATAGGTCTGTGGTTTGAGAACCAGTGTGAAATTGGTGCTCAACCAATTGCAATACACACTAACTGCTGTGATGGGATTGAATGCTTCTTCAGTGCTGCTGAACCCACGTTCTTTGTGAAAAGACACTTCTAAATCGAAGAATGCAACATTCAGCTTGGGGGGCAAAGCATTTTTGTAGTGATCATAAAAGCATCTAAAGATGGGATTGCTGTCACTTTCAAATTGCTTGTCCTTGGGTAACATCCTCAGTTCACGTTGAAAATCTTCATGCTTGTGGGTTTCATATTTGTCCAGACGGTCACCAAAAATGCTGGTGTATTTGCCCTTGGCACTGGGAAAATACACCACGTATCTGCTGGGATACCTGTTGTAGACTCTTTTGCCATTCACACGTTCCACAACGTCAATTTGATTTTTTTCACGGTTCAAGTAAGCATCCACATATGTCATGCAAAATTCCAAAGTCCTATAATGTTTAGGATGGTATAAAACACCATCAAGCCTGTGAGTAGCAAATTGTTGCGTCTATAACTGGTAAAAGTCAAGCTCATGCTACCCACACACCACATCCAATAAACTGCCCAGATACCCACTAGATTAAAACTGAGAACTATTGCAGCAATCACGCTGGCAACAGTTCCCACAACTTCCATACAGATGAGAATAGGATCTCTGTGCCATTCTCTGCACAGAGATCCTATGAGTTTGTTAAACATCAAACTCCGGCTGCTGCCAACAGTTGCTCCACAGTGTCCAGTTCTTCCTGAGCATCCTCGATGGGATTTTGGTTGTTCTGGCTCTTCTTGTAGGCAAGACGTATGGCACGATTGAGGGTTTTCTTTTCCAGATCCAGTTCATCTGCCACAGCAGTAACAGTGTCCTTGAGCCCTTCCTTGAGGGTGGCAATTTCTCTCATCACATCAATACCACTGTTGATGAGGTGTGTGATCTTGGCTTTGTCGGCTGGACCAAAATTTGCAGTTGTTGCACCAGTCATTTTACTTAACTCCATGTGTTAGGATAATACACAAGTGTGGCTGTGCCTTACCGGTGTGTCAACTGCCTTCAACAAATTCCTGAATCTGTAAAACACAGTTGAACTTGAGGAGATCCTGATCCTCAGCAATCTGGTGATAGGTTGTAGTATAGCTTACGTCATTGACAATTCTGGTTATTGTTATAGGATTGGTTTTGAGAGTGAACAAATTGTATTGGTTGAGCATGCTTTCACTGCCAAAATACCATGTGCCGCTGTTGAACAACTCACTGTATGCAGCACTGGAAAAATTGTAGCCAGGTTGTTCAACAGTTTGCCAATCAAATAAATTGCTGGTAAAATAAATTTTGTGGTTTTGAAGAGCCACAATATTACTGGTAATGATTTTGCCTGTGGGTGGGCTATCCTCGCTGTTGACACTTATCAGTCTATAAATGGGTTTGGGCCTACCATTCAATAAAAATTGATCAGTCAACAAATAGAATTGATTGGTGGCAAAGTCCACAATACTTACCCAACCATTACCGCCCAGATACAATTTGATGGTGTCGGCAGGCACAACATTTATGGGATTGCCTGCAATGGCAACACTGTAGATAGCTCCCTTAATTGCATTGGTGTCTATGGACTGTTCCTCCCAGTTGAGTCCTGAATCACTGCTTACAAGCAATAAGGCAGTTTTCATGCCCTGTTTGTATCCCACAGCCACAAGGGTGGTAGTGGCAGCAACAGCAGAGACATCCATGATCATGCTGTGACTGTCTGTGCATTTGTATGCCAAATACCAGGTGTTGGCAGCGTTGCCCAAGGCGCTTGTGTAGATAACACCATATTCATGAAGTGTTTGGGGATCTTTTTGGCTGCCTATGATGATATACAACCCCAGATGTACAATGATGCGCCGGATATTCAACAAAGGGGTAATATTTGCAGGCAGCTGAGTTAGAAAATACCTGGCCCAGGGCTGGGCAAGATCTTCACTGTAGGCTATCTCTCCTCGGTTGCTCACAGCTATCCAATTAGGAGGGTTGGGAACACTATTGTAGGCTGCACCCACACACGCAGAATGCACATCAAAAGGAGTGTGACCAACTGGAACAAATGCGGTGGGATCACCCACAACACTGGTGACTGCACCACTTTGGCTAAAATAATACAATGAATTGTTACCAAAACCATACAGTGCAGTCATATGAGAGTAATCCTTTAAACTTTATTTACCTGCAACACAGTCTTATTGATGTGGCCCAGTTTCAATCCTGTGTCCACCACAACCTGATATCCATGCTGTTTGGCTTTCATGCAGAAATCCACATCCTCGCTGAGAATTTTGTCAAATTCAATGCTGCTGTGATAGGTAAACCAGGGGTTGCCCACCTGTTCAAACACATCTCTACGCACCAAACAACATCCAAAGCCCACTGCTTCCACATCCAACACCTGGTCTATTTCTGCTTGTTCGATGGGCAGATGCTGGTGTCCACCAGTTTCTGGATTGTGGATGTAGATTTCTGGAATGCGTAGATTGTCTTTTCTTTGAATATAAGTGCCGCTGCTGATGGCCCTGGTGCTGTCCTGTATGTCCAGCAGACGTTGCAGTGTGTGTTTGGGCATGATGATGTCACTGTCCACACTCAACATCCAGCTGAATCCATTCAAAAGGCTCCATTGCGCCATGATATTGCGCACCTGCTCCACATTATATCCATAGAAATATTGAAAGTCCAATTCGGTATTGCGAGGAAGATCCAGGTCATAAATGCTCTTGAAGGTTTCCACTTCAATGTATTTGGCAGTGGGGATGGCCACCAATATGCGATTGGGTCTAATATATGTGGGCGCAGGTGGTGGCGCCACAGCTTGTGGCAGTTGGGGCATGGTGGCAAACAAGGGCACACCTGGTGACAACTCCTGGTGCTCATGGCTCTGAGCTACATCTGTATGTGATTGTATAGGTGGTGAGCCTGTTAGTTCGCTGGTTTGTTCTAGAGCATAATGTGCATTTGCCAACTGTTGAGAGCTATTGATTTTATAGTCGTTCAAAGGATTGAGGTCATTGTAGTTTACCACAATTTCTTTCATGACTTTGATCTTGTCAGGATGAGCACATTCCAGCAAACTGTAGAACACAGGAGTATCTCCCCCAGCTCTAAACCAATTGCCATCCATGTCCTTCCAGAGAAGGGTGTTGACACGATCATATAATTCAAATCTGAATGCTCTCATGTGGGTGTAGGGCACTATCCAATTAAATTGGTAACTGCGATAGGCACGCAGGCTGCGAATGCTGGGAGGGTACTCTTGCGCAACCAGCGGAATATTGTCTGCCAGACTCCAACAACTGCCATAACTGAATTCTGCGGTTTTATCAAAATGCAGATTAAATTTGGTGAAAATGTCATTGCGATTTACCAACCAGTCATCACCATCCAACAGCATGATGATGGCATTCTTGTGTGTGCCCATGAGCTTGCAGTGTTCCAGACCCTGATGATGGTTGAACACTGCTCCCTGATTCTCCTTGTTGCGTAATAGCACAAACCTGGACCTTATGTGAGCAGGACAACTGTTGATGGTTTGCTCAGCAATAAGATAACTGTCATCAGTGCTGGCATCGTCAATTAATATGTGTGTGTAGGATTCATAATTTTGTGTGGCCACACTCACAATACATCTGCTGATGTATTCTCTACAGTTGTAGAAAGGTGATATCACATATATGGGCTGTTCAGGTTTGGTGTAGATTTGTCGATCTTCTGGATTCACAGTTCTTCTGCCAAATATGTCGCCCAGTTGTTGCTGATTGACACTCACCCTGGCAAATTCTTCCACACTGAAAGGCATGTCCAACACTGTGTGAAAATGTTTTTTCCACTGTAGGGCCACATGATTCCAACCCACAAGATCCCTCACAACACCACAATATTGTTGTTTTTGTTGCAGGAGATATTTGTTGTTGTGCGCCCAGACAGCTAGGTTTACAAATTGTTGGATTTGTTGATCTGTGTTGATGTTGGGGAACAAGCCATTGGGCTCAATGGCATAATCAATTTTATAGCAAGCCATCTCCAGCGCATTCTCTTCCAGAGCACCAAACCTTGTTGTGATCAAGGGAGTGTGATAGTTGAGACTTTCCATGGCACTGATGCCAAATGTTTCTGGAAATGCTCCTGGATAAAGCATGAAGCTGCTGTGTGCTAGGATTTCAGCAATTTGTTTTTGGGGAATAATACCTGTGAATTCCACACCCAATTGATTATCAAATTGATCTCTCAACTGATGCCATGTTTGCTCTTGCTCATCAGGTGGCACATCACTGCGGAATTTATAGTAACCACCCACAATCTTGAGAGTGGCTTCTGGTATTTGTTGCTGAATTTGTGGCCATATTCTCTGCAACAAGGGTACCATGCCCTTGCTCACACTGCTGTTGTAGACAAACTGATGTGGATTTTTCTCACTGATGTCCACCCAGTCCAGCCAATTTTTAACACCATTTCTGGTAATCCAGGTTTTGTTCTTGAGCACTTCAAAGTTTCTACGGTTATTATGATCACAATTGAGCACATAACTCATGTGCCAATCACTCAGCACAAATAATTTATGTATGTGATTTTCCACAACCAGGCGTTCCAGCAGCTGATCACCATAACAGAAAGTATCATGCAACCACAACACCTTGTATTTGGCATTGGCTCGCAGGTTGTTGAAAATGTTGGGATCAGCTTTGCAGATCAGGCCTTCTCGCATGTGATCTGGTAACCAGGGTTCTACTGTTCGGCTGCTGATGGCAATATCGAAATCACAGACATGGTTGGCTATATCCTGCAATGGCTGATATCGCACTCTGTTGTATGTGCCCGGCTGACATTCATCTGCCGAACACTCATTGAATACAGTTACCTCAAAGCCAATCTTGGCAAGCTCTTCAGCCATGTAAATGACAGCACTTTCACTGCCTCCCAGGCCTCTTTGATAAACTGTGTTGCCATCGTAGGGGAGACCCAAAATGTCAACTATGGCTATTTTCATACTTGTTTCCTTTTGAAGTGATAGTCAGCATCTGGTCCATTATCACAAAATTTTGCTTGAACCAATTGGAAATTCATGTTGTCCAGCCAATCAACAACCTCACTGGCCTGTGGTGCACCCAGATTGTAGTCCACATGTTGCAATTCCAGGATCAAATGATCCACCTGTTGTAATAAATGACCCATGCCCTGCAACACATCCAATTCTGCTCCTTGTACGTCTATTTTGAGCAGGCTGGGTGTAGGCCATTGTTTTTCATGGGCAATGGTTTTCAGTGTTTTACAACTTACCAACAGAGATTGATCTAATGTATACAGTTGTTCACTTTGCAGTGATCGTTCAGGATTCTCTCTATAATAACTGCTGCCACCAGGGTGCATGCTATTTTGCCAGAATCTAACTGTGCGTCTGTCGCTGTTGCTGAGCACTCCCAAATGATAGTTGACACCCTCTTGTTGGTAGAGGAATTCACAGGTTCTATTGCCATCAAAACAATAAATTTTAGCTTGAGGCCAGATGGTGTGTGCCAGATGATACCAGTGCAGAACACTTGATCCTACGTCCCAAATTATGCCAGGTTGATATCCCTGTTCACGCAAACCTGATAGGTAGGTTTGATGATCCTCTGGGATGTATTGATTGTTGCTCAGATGTGTTAGCCATTCTTGTTGCGCATTGGACATTCAGTAATATTGAACAATCTTTTGCAGGAAATCAATTTATAGTCATCAAGATGCACGTATTAGAGGTGGTACACCAGTTGGAGACACTCTGAAGCCAAATTTTTTGGCTTGACGTTGTATTTCATTTTTGTGCATGCCTGCAGGCATGTTCACACCTGGCACCACCAATCCTACACCAGCTGTTTCATCCAAATATTTGGGATCCCAAATCAACCATCCTTTTTCAAATTTGGGATTGGGTTCATAGGGCATCTTCTGGGGATCTGTGGTGTATTTCCATCCATAAGCCTGGGCCAGCTTGGGCGCCAGGGCTGCATACAATTTTTGTCTGCTTGCACCCTTGGCAGTGAAAAAAAGGCCTCGTATGGGTTGAGCTGTCTGTTGTGATCGTGCATGATCTATCATTTGTTTCACAGCACTGAACACCTTGAATGGTTGTCCGCTGCCAGTTATGCCAGTGGGATCATCTGCGTCCATGCTAGCAAACACTACATCATATATGCCTGGAGCTTTGGGGATAGTCATTATGTCAATTTCATAATCACTGCCTCCTATTGTGAAATCCAGGGTTATGTAATTGTCGCCTCGTGCCAGCACTTGCCATGCATTTTTGGGTAGTTTCCAGTCAAAAGATTCATCCAAGGATTCATAGGGTTTGTAAACAACAAAATCATCAAAGCTGGTGGCAATTTTCAAGTGAAATTGTTGTGCAAGTTTTTCACTCATGGCAGCATACAATTTGTTGCGACTGCCGTGTTGACCACTGAACACAACATAATCCCAGTTGTGATTTTCCAAAAATGACATCACCACCTGCAACACGCGGCTTATCAACCCCACAGATTTAACTCCCCATTGTCCAGTCACATCTGTCTGTTTGTCAACTCTAAACACAATATTGTAGCCTCTATAATGATCGGGCATATCTAAATCATTTTGATAAAAAACAAATCTGGCATAATCCTGACTTATATACTCGTTCATTTCCACAACCACGTTGTGCCCCTGATAGTCAAAATTGGCCTCCCACATACCATAGGGGAACTTTCGCCATGTTACTTGGGATGATGGTTCTCGGAATATTTCTTGTATGTGTTGCTCATTACAATCGTGCATGTTGATAAACCAATTGGCCTGAGCTTTGTCATGTGGGGTAGTGTTTTTTCTAGACTTGAGAGCCTTGACTTTGGCACAGGTGACCTTGCCGGAAATTTTAGCCTTGAGAGTGCCTGGTGCTCCTTGTGCACTGGTTCTGGTTGTGCTTTCTTGTGTGGGAGTTTCCATGTGAGATAATAGTTGATAATAATCCAATCGTTCAGCCAAATGATCCAAGGCAATTTCTCTAGCCACTGTGGGATCATGTGTGTGTTCCATTTCCACTTCTATGCCTGAGCGTAATTGCTGTTGTACAACATTCACACTCACCTGATATTTGTTTGCCAAATCCTTGATGGTAGGAGTGGGCTTGTCCAAGAGTTGATTGATTTTC